GCTATACAAGCAGCAGGCGGCGTTGTTGTTTGTGTTAAGAGAGGGCCAGAACCCGACTGGCTTAACATAGCTATCACTAATCCTGGCATGATGCCACAGCTTTATCCCGGTGTGCACGCCAGTGAATACAGCTGGGTTGGGACCAAGTTTGACCGCATTATTGATAACAATAAGTCACTTGATATGTTACACAATCAGATCAGGGATCTAGTTCAAGATCTCCAGCCCGCCACGGCAGCTCTAGTCTTGTAATCTCAACAATGCAGTTAAGGCATACTGTTTTAAGATTTATTAATTCGCAGTTGTTTAGTTCGCCATCTGTGTGATACACTGCTAGTTGGCTATGATGTCTGGCACGAAACCCACAGCGATCGCACGTGGGTTTTTTCTTGTACCCTGCAGATTGCCATCTGGGTTTGGGAATCTTTTGTTTGCGACCTCGCCGTATACAAGGGCTGCAACGGCTTCTGTAATAGATTTTACCATTATGGTACCCATTGACTGCTGCCAGGTGTTTATTACAGGCTTTACAGAGTGGGCGCATAGTGATATTTACCGTTGCGGACCTTAATTAAGGCTCTCGTAACCAGTTAAATTTCTGACTATCCGGTAAATATCCGTATAACCATTTAGAAGGATAATTTATATGGCACTAACATCACCAGGCGTACAAGTAACCGTTATTGACGAGAGCAACTATCTGCAAGGGCCAACCAATTCGGTTCCTTACATCTTAATTGCCACAGCCCAGGATAAAATCTCTGGCTCTGGCGTTGGGGTGGCAGCAGGTACACTCGAAGTCAATGCCAATAAATTGTACTTAGTCACAAGTCAACGAGACTTGGCTGCTACTTTTGGCAATCCTTTCTTCTACAAGACTGCCGACGGTACTCCTATTAACGGCTACGAGCTGAATGAATACGGCCTGTTAGCAGCACATTCGGTCTTGGGCATTAGCAATCGTGCCTATGTACAACGCGCAAACGTTGATCTTACTGAGCTGAATGCAACATTGGTTCGCCCAACCGGTGCTCCTCCTACCGGAACTTACTGGCTTGACACGCTACAGACCCAATGGGGCATCTTTGAGTGGGACCAGACCACTGGTGTATTCACCAGCGTGACTCCTATTGTTATTACTGACACTGCTCAGGGCAATCCAATTCCGAGTTCGGATGTCGGCAGTATTGGTGATTATGCAGTTAACACCACAAATACTCAGAATCCAATTTACTACAAGACTATGGCCAACGAATGGGTTCTTGTTGGTAGAGACACTTGGCAACAAGCCTATCCTACAATTCAAGGCTCAGAGTCAGTCTCTGGCGCCACACTGAACAATGGTGATGTTATCATCATTAATGGTACATCAGTTGCGGTTCCGGTACAAGAGACACTAGCGTACCTGGTTGGTGCAATTAACTCGGCTGCTATTCCGGGCGTCACTGCCGAAGCTGATTCAAGCAACCGCTTGCAAATTTATGCAGACGCTAACGCCACAGCTGACGCGTCCAGCGGCACCGGTGGTCTTGTTGTGATTAGCACAGCCAGTACCACTGCATTGTTAACTCAGCTTGGTATTGTTGCTGATACTTACTCTGCACCAATCTTGCTGCAAGGCTACAGCTATCAGGTTCCGCGTTGGAGAAGTTCAGATACTACTCCGCGCCCAACTGGATCTGTGTTCATCCAGTTAAATGAGCCTAACTTAGGTACTAAGCTAGTAGTTAAGAGATACGACGGAGTTCTTGGAGATTTCTTTGTAGTTCCTGCCCCAGTATTTCTTACTCCTGAAGCAATGATTTATGGACTTGATCCATCTGCTGGCGGAAAAAATATTCCAGTTGAAACTCTCTGGGCCGAATCGGATGCAGTTAACTTGTTGACTAATGCTCTTGAAATGCCAACTGCTACTACACAGTTGTTTAGATTTTATGCATCTGGCCAAACAATTGTGTCGGGCACAGTTGTTAACCCGACATTTACTGTTGGCGATCAATTCACACTTCAGGCTAGTTCAGCTGGTTCAGCAACCTTGTCCAACGCAGTTACTGTAACTATCGGCGGAACTGGCACTGCAGCAGACTTCTCTGCTGCGGTGAGTGCTGCGGCTGTGCCATATGTATCAGCTGTGATCAGCAGCACTGGCGCAATTAATTTTGTGCATAGCCAAGGTGGTGTAATTTATGTAGTTGACACAACCGGCACACCAATTGCAGATGCTGGATTTGTAGCACCAGCCGACGGCGTAATGACCGGCAAAGACGGCGACGGATTGTACTTCTCAAACTTTGCAGCCCTGGTTTACACGGCCAGTGCAGCAGCCCCTAGTGTGGATCCAGTTGATGGTCGCAAGTGGTATTACAGCGCAACTAATCAAGTTGACATCATGGTTCTGAATGATGGCGCCTGGGTTGGATATCGCACTGTTGATAACGACATGCGTGGTTACAATCTTACATTAACAGACCCAAATGGTCCAATTATCAGTCCTATTGAGCCAACTGAGCAAAGTGATGGCACTCCGATTGTGTATGGAGATCTTTGGATTGATACCAGTAACTTAGAAATCTATCCGGTCATCAAGCGTTGGGACAATCAGACTGGTGCAAATCGTTGGGTGACTATCGACAACACCGATCAAACCACCAGCAATGGTGTGCTGTTTGCTGATGCACGCTGGGCACCAAATGGCACAACTGATCCAGTAGGTGCCAACTATCCCACTATTGTGAGTTTGTTGACCAGTGACTATCTTGACTTAGATGCACCAGTGGTAAGCATTTATCCTGAAGGCATGTTGCTGTGGAACACACGTCGCAGCGGATTCAACGTCAAGAATTTCCAAAGCAACTATTTTAACGCAAATGACTTCTCAGTCGACCAGTACACCTCCACAACCAGCTATGCAGTTAATAACAAAGTGCTGTACAACGGTGTGATTTATGTTTGTATCTTAGCTAGTACTGGAAATGTTCCGACTAACACAACATACTGGTCTGAACTGGTAACAAATGCCTGGGTAACAATCAGCGGCAACCAGAATGACGGTAGCCCGTACATGGGTCGCAAGGCTGTGCGCAATGTAGTGGTTGCTGCACTCAAGAGTGGTATGGACACACAAGAAGTATTGCGTGAAGAGCAGACAGCATTTAACTTACTTGCTTGCCCGCAGTATCCAGAGTTGATCATTAACATGGTTGCACTCAACAATGAGCGTAGCAATACAGCATTTATTGTCGGTGATACACCGCTGCGACTTGGCCCGTCAGGTAATGAACTTGTTACTTGGGCAACCAATGCTGGTGGCCTGGGTAACGGTGGCGAAGCCGGTATCACAACTAGCGATCCGTACTTGGGAGTGTTCTATCCGAGCTGCCAAACTACAGACCTAGGTGGATCACCTGTTGTTCAACCTCCAAGTCACATGATGCTGCGTACAATTGTACGCAGTGACGAAGTGGCATATCCGTGGTTGGCACCGGCTGGTGTGCGTCGTGGTATAGTTGACAATGCCGGACTGATTGGTTATATCAACTCACAGACTGGCGAGTTCCAGACAATCGCAACTGGACAAAGTGTTCGTGACATTCTGTACGAAAACAAGATCAATCCAATCACATTCATCCCAGGTGTTGGTATTGTCAATTATGGTAACAAGACCGAAGCTGCTGTGGCATCTGCTCTGGACCGTATCAACGTTGCACGTTTGGTGGCATTTGTGCGTGGTCGACTGAATGAGATTGGTAAGACGTTTGTGTTTGAGCCGAATGATCAGATCACACGCAATGAAATCAGCAATGCTATTCAGAGCTTGATGGTTGACCTGATTGCCAAGCGTGGTATTTACGATTACCTAGTTGTGTGTGATGAGTCTAACAACACACCGGCTCGTATTGACCGTAATGAACTATGGGTTGACATCGCAATTGAACCAGTCAAGGCAATTGAATTCATCTACATTCCATTACGAATCAAGAACACCGGCGAGATAGCTGCCGGAGGTTAAGCCCGATACACCTGCTGGTAATGTTAAAAACATTATTAGCGGTGCCGTTAAACACGAAAACGGGGCATTTGTGCCCTGTTTTTTTTGGCCAGTTTGGCCATAAATAATATTATAGGAGATTTATAACATGGCTATTTCATCACTTACCAGAATGACAGTTCCGCTGGCAAGCGACCAATCATCATCGACTCAAGGGTTGTTGATGCCCAAGTTAAAATATCGCTTTCGGGTGCTATTTGAAAACTTCGGGGTCGCTACACCACGTACTGAACTTACCAAACAAGTTATCGACTTTACTCGTCCTTCAGTGTCGTTTGAAGAAATCACAATTGATATTTACAACAGCAAGCTATACCTTGCTGGTAAGCACAGTTGGGAAATGGTTACTGTCAACTTGCGTGATGATGCTTCGGGCAACGTGACCAAGCTGGTTGGTCAACAACTGCAGAAACAGCTGGACTTCATGGAGCAAGCCAGTGCTGCTTCGGGTATTGACTACAAGTTTGTTACCAAGGTTGAAATGCTTGACGGTGGTAATGGTGTTGCTCAACCTGTTGTGCTAGAAACTTGGGAACTGTACGGTTGCTACTTGCAAAACGTCAATTACAATGACCTGAACTACGGCAGCAGCGAAGTGGTTACAATCAGCATGAGCATCCGCTTTGACAATGCTGTACAGGCACCGGTACAAGGTGGTGTTGGCACCTCACTGGGACGCCTGGCAGGTGATGTGGTCACCGGTGTTTCGAACGTTACAACCGCGTAATAATCACTTATGGCCTTTGGTCAGGACTTTCTCAACGGATTCTTTGGGAATGAATATCTCAGGGACTATACGCACGCCAGCAAAACGTTTCGAACAAACGGGTATGCAAATAGTCCTAGACTCAAATTTCTTTTCCACGTATACTTTACCCTTGACACGGTAGGTATACCTATGTTGAGAAATGCCTTTAGTTCAGGTGAAAACTCTACCATTGGCCTGTTAGTTAAAAACATCGATCTACCAAAGTTCACGATTGATACTGAGATTCTCAATCAATACAATCGTAAACGAGTAATACAGAAAAAGATCAATTACGATCCTATCAGCGTAGCATTCCACGACGATGGCAACGATTTGATTCGCACCTTGTGGTACAACTATTATTCTTATTACTACAAAGACCCAACACAGCCCTATAATGGAATAGCCACTACTGCCGGAACATCAGGTCCGATGCAGACCCAACCAACCGGATTTAACTACAACGGCCGTGATATCTACGACAAGACTCGGCCAGTGGCCGATTGGGGCTATGTCGGCGAAAGCTACAACGATGGTACTAGCTCGACCAACGGTAAGCCTAGCTTTTTCCGTGACATCAGTATCTACGGATTCAATCAACACAAGTTTGTTCGCTATGTGTTGATTAATCCGGTAATATCTCAATGGAGTCATGATCAGTACGACTATGCCCAGGATGCCGGAGTTATGGAAAACAAAATGACCATCCAGTACGAAACTGTTAAGTACTACTCGGGCGCGATTGGATCGGCTAGACCAGACACTAATGTTGTTGGTTTTGCTGATCCCAATGCATATGATCAACGATCAAGCCCGTTAGGCCGCCTGGGCGGTCAAGCCAGTATTATTGGCCAAGGCGGAATAGTATCCACAGGAATTGGTATCATAAACGACTTACAAGCAATCACACAGGGCACAGGCGGACTAAGCAATATTATTGGTGCAGTGCAAAAAGCAGATACTTTATACAATGCATTTAAGGGAAAAAATCTTCAATCTGTAGTTGCATCAGACGCACTTGGTATTGCAAAAAATGCTGCCTCGATTCTAGGACAAGGTCTAGCCGGTCAGGCTCGGAGTACTTTTAATTTCCCCAGGCCATCGTTTGGTACTGCAGGGCCCACAAGCCCTGCAACAGGTGGTGCCGCAGCCTTTAACCCCGGGGCCTTTACTGGCGGTTAAATTATGGAATCTTCAATTAATGTACCTAATCAGAACATTGACCTAACTGTACGGGTGTTTGATAGTTTTTATGAGTTCGGGGTCGATGTTGATGCAAACACTTACGACGTGGTCAACAGCTACTTTGAATCTGTGTGCGCGGACAAACAGATTGCCAGGAGTTTTACAGTAAGTTTGTTTAGAATCGCTGAACAAACCAAAGTACCAGTGCTGTCGTTATTGGCTCAGGTTGGTGGCCAGTCACCGGGCACACAGACAGAAATTCAGTTGTCCAACACCATGGTGTATTATCTCAATGGTATACGTAGTCCAGCAACATTATTAGGACTCAATGGCGCCATCACCCCGAACTACTGGGCCGCCCGTAACGTACTGCTATGAGCAAGTTTGCGCAAGGGGTGTACAAGGTCACCAATCGAGCAAAATATGTAGGCAAGCGTGAGCCCAGGTATCGATCAGGCTGGGAACACAGCTTTATGACCTTTTGCGATCATAACGATCACATACTACAATGGGCCAGTGAATCAATTAGTATTCCGTATCTTAACCCGTTGTCGGGCAAGATGACAATATACATTCCAGATTTCCTCATCACATACCGTACCCGCGATGACCGGATGTGTGCAGAGGTAATTGAGATCAAGCCAAAAAAACAAAGTGTAATTGAATCTAAACAATCTTCCCGTGACCGTGCTGTTGTGGCAGTGAATTACGCCAAGTGGGCTGCTGCACAAAAGTGGTGTGCACGAAATGGGCTTGTGTTTCGCGTTATCACCGAGGACGACATGTTCGCAAACGGTCGGAAATAATGCGGTAAATATCCGCATGACCAGGAAACTTGAGGCGTTATTTGACTTACCCCGCGACCAGGATAGTAGTGCTATTGAACCAGGTGTGCCCGCTCACACTGATGATATACAAACACGACTAGCCATTCTCCCCGAAACATTAGATGCACTGGACAAGATTGAAGCAGCCTTGCCGGCAGTGCGAGGCCTTGAGTCTAGTGATCAAGAGATGGATGACTTGGCACTTAAAGCCACAGAAAGCTTTGACAATCTAATGGACCTGGGGATGAATGTTGACAGCCGCTATGCCTCTGAAATCTTCAACGTAGCAAGTCAAATGCTGGGCCATGCTATCACAGCAAAGAATGCCAAGCTTAATAAAAAGCTCAAGATGATTGAGCTACAACTCAAAAAAGTTAAACTGGATCGAGACCTGGCTGGAGACTCTGTAGAGCATCCTACTGGCCAA